CGGTGCGGATGAAAATGTTGTCCATCATCCAGTGGAGGACAGGATGCCCGCCGTGGGCAATGCGCTGTTCCAGCACCAGTTTCATCAGCTCCTTGGTGGGCGGGGACATATCCTTGAAGCCCTGTCCGAAAGGAACGACCGTGAAGCCCATGCCCTCAAGGTTCTGCACCATCTGCACAGCGCCCCAACGGTCGAAGGCAATCTCTCGAATATTAAAACGCTCACCCAGGCTCTCGATGAACTTCTCGATGTAGCCGTAATGAACAACATTACCCTCAGTGGTCTGTAAAAAGCCTTGCCGCTCCCATACATCGTATGGCACATGGTCGCGCCGGACTCGGAGTTCCAGGTTGTCCTCCGGTATCCAGAAGTACGGCAGGATGATGTACTTGTCATTCTCATCCTCCGGTGGAAACACCAGAACGAATGCCGTAATATCCGTTGTGGAGGACAAGTCCAGACCGCCGTAGCAGACACGGCCTTCCAGATCGTCCTCGCTGACGGCGAACTCGCATTTGTCCCACTTGTCCATGGGCATCCAGCGAACCGCCTGTTTGACCCATTGGTTGAGTCTCAGCTGCCGGAAGGAGTTCTCCTCGCCGGGGTTCTGCTTTGCCGACTCGCAGGCGTCTTTGACCTTGTCGATACCGACCGTGATGCCGAGGGACGGATTGGCTTTCTTCCAAACCTTCGGGTCTGTCCAATCGTCCGATTCCTCCGCACCGTAGATGACGGGATAGAAGGTGTGGTCGATCTTGCGTCCCTCGATGATGTCCTTGGCCTTCTGGTGGATCTCATAGCAGATGGACTTTGTATCGTTTCCGGCTGTAGTGATGAGGAAATACAGCGGCTGCATCCGGGCGTCACCGGAGCCTTTTGTCATGACATCAAAGAGCTTGCGGTTGGGCTGGGTGTGCAGCTCATCGAATACCACACCGTGGGTATTAAATCCGTGCTTGTTGCCGACATCGGCAGAGAGCACCTGGTAGATACTGCCCGTTGGTTGATAAATGAGCCGCTTCTGGGAATCCAGTATCTTGACCCGTTTGGAGAGTGCCGGACACATCCGCACCATATCAGCCGCCACATTGAAAACGATGGACGCCTGCTGACGGTCGGCGGCGCAGCCGTATACCTCGGCTCGTTCCTCTCCGTCGCCGCAGGTGAGCAGAAGGGCTACCGCTGCGGCAAGCTCCGACTTGCCTTGTTTCTTGGGTATCTCGATGTAGGCAGTGTTGAACTGCCGATAGCCATTCGGCTTGAGGACACCGAAAATGTCTCGAATGATCTGCTCCTGCCAGTCGATAAGTTCAAATGGCTTTCTCGCCCAGGTACCTTTGGTGTGGCAGAGGCTTTCAATGAACATGACGGCGTAGTCTGCGGCATCCGCATCGTAGTGGGAGGTTTTCTCCATGAACCTTGTGGGCTTATATGTTTTCAGTTTTCTCGTAGAGACCACCTCCAAGGTATAAAAATAGCCGCCACCGAAATCGGTGCGACCTTCCGTACAACGAGCAGCAGCCCCTTTCGGAGCCGTTGCTTTGAAATATCGTTTTTTTACCAGTTCTCGCTGTGGAGCAGAAGCTCCAGCGCAAGCTGTGTGTTTTCATCGGCGGGTTCGATGTCCCAGCCTCTGTCGTAGTTGCAGACGATGTATCCGTCCCGCTTGAACATTAGCTTGGAAATGCGTCCGCCATCGATGCCCCACTCAGAACCTTTGTCGTACTGCTTCATCCAGTAGTGAAAAACCTCGCCGTTTACCTTGATGCTGCTTTCTTTCCACATAACCGTGTACCTCCGTTTGTTTTGTTGTGAGTGTATATTACCGTCATGCCCGAGATATATCCAGTCATTTCGGAGAATATATTACACAATCATTCGGAGTAAAAACTGTGTATATTACAGCGGTTTGCATTCGCCCGTGAGGATGAAATGCACATACTCGCTGCGGTGTTCTTCGAGGAATACCACCAGCTCGTAAAACCGCATCTCATTGGCAATGTACTGTACCATCGGCACATCAAACATATTCGTGCGGCCGGTCTTGCGGATGGCGAGGATCTGCTCTCGGACTTTCTCAGTCATTGTCGCACCTCCGGCAGATGTCCTCGCCGTAAGCCACGCTCAGTCCGCAGCCGTTATCCCAGGCAACCATGATGCTGCCGATATCGTCCACACCTCGCACGGTGCCTTTCGTGCCGACAGGCGGTGCTTGGGGATCGTCCATCTGAACAAGCTCCACATGGGTGCCGACCGGGTATTCCTTACGGATACGCTCGACCGTCTCTTTACTCGGAAATCTCATGCTGCGCACCTCCGTTTCTGAAAGCCGAAGAGCCGGAGAGGTTCTTCAGCAGGATTTTTCGAGCGGTCTTGTATTCCGCACCGATAAAGCCGAGCCGCAGGAGAAAGCAGCGGAATGCATATTTCTCATTGTTGGTCGGCTTTTCCGTTGCGTTAATCCGTTTCTGATTCCGTGCCATCTCGCACAGCTTGCAGATGAAGGTGTCGTAGGCGTTCATCTCGTCCGGGGTTGGAGTTGCCGGGAACCAAGGGAAGGATACCTTCGTGTCCGTGATCTCCAACGGCAGATCGTCCACACCAAGGGCTTTCTTGATAAGACCACCCTTGGCGGCAATGAGTGCCTTGAGGGTTTCCAGATTGCTGTCGGTGAACAGACTCTTCGGCATGGAAATGCAGACGGCGCAAGGCTCGTCCTCGGCATCGGTGTGGCTCTGGTCGATGTCAAAGCCCTCATCGTAGATGTGCTGAAGAAGCCGCTCGATCACCTCGCTGTCGGCACGGTCATCAAAGGAAAGGCTGCCGTTTCGGTCGATGGTGAAGTAATCCACCTCATAGTTGAATGTA